GGACGACAACCTCGGGATCTACGCCCCGCAGGCGCAGATGGCCGGCTTCAGCGCGAAGCAGCTGCCGGACGAGATCGTGGCCGACCTGAAGAACAACGCCTTCGCTAGCAAATGCTACGACGACCAGTACTTCTACGACACGGACCATCCGGTGACCAACCCCGCCACCGGTGTGGCCGCCTCGGTCAGCAACAAGTCGACCGTGGCCCTGTCCGGCGCGACCCAGGCCGCCGCCGTCGCCAGCTACGGTGCGGCGCGCACCGCCATCATGAGCTTCAAGGACGACGAGGGCCGGCCGTTGGGTCTGATCCCCGATGTCCTGGAAGTTCCGCCCGCCCTTGAGACCGAGGGCCGCCGCCTGCTGGAGATGGACAAGCTGGCCGACGACACCCCGAACCCCTTCAAAGGCACGGCCAAGCTGGTGGTCAACCCGCGCCTGACTTCGACCACCGCCTGGTTCCTGCACGTGACCAGCATGCCGGTGAAGCCCTTCGTCTACCAGGAGCGCAAGGCCCCGGTGTTCGTCGAGCAGACCGACCCCCAGGCGGACAACGTGTTCATGCGCAAGAAGTACCGCTTCGGCGCCGAAGCCCGCGCCGCCGGCGGCTATGCCTTCTGGCAGATGTCCTACGGCAGCACCGGCACCGGCGAGTAACGACAAATCCAAGGGGCCGGGAGTGATCCCGGCCTCCTGAACACGGAGCGAACATGATCATCATCACAGCGAAAAAAGACGGCTTCCGCCGCTGCGGGATCGCCCACAGCGCCAAGCGGGTCGAGTACCCGGCCGACGCATTCAGCCCCGAGCAGCTGGCAGAGCTGCAGGCCGAGCCCATGCTCGTCGTTGAGCTCGTCGTCGAAGCTCAGAAAGAGCCTGGCCAGTCAGCGCCCCTCAATGAGGAGATCGTTGCGGGGTCGGCCGTATCGGAAACGCCGGCCCCAGCCGCCGAAGACCACCTGGTCGAGACGGCCGAAACCAAGCCTGCCCCGAAAGCTCGGGCCGCTTCGAAAAAGGGCGGCGAGAAGGCGCCCAAGGAATAGCCCATGTACAGCACCGTCGCCGCCATTTTGAAGCTCCTCCCGGAGTCCATGGTCCTGCAGCTCGCCGATGACGATGGCGCTGGCGTGCTCGCGGATCCTGCGGTCACCGCCGTGCTGGAAGAGGCCATCGAGCAGGCTGACCGGGAGATCGACGCCTATGTCGGAACGGTGAAGTCGGTGCCCCTGACGGTGGTGCCGGCGCTCATCGAGAACCTCTCCACCAAGCTCGCTATCCACCACCTCTTCTTGCGCCGCCCAGGGGTCGACGAGGATGAAAATTGGCAGCGCGAGACAGCCAGATGCATGCGCCTGCTGGAAGCCATCGCCACCGGAAAGATGGCCCTTGGCGCGGAGATCGGCGGGTCCGCCGAGCCGAGTCAGGGAACTGCCTCGTTCGCGGCCAATCCACGGCTCATGTCGCGGAGGACGCTGTGAGCGGCGTGACCATCGAGATCGACACCAAGCCTGTCTTGCACATGCTTCAGCGTGTCGCGGAGCGCCTTGACGACATGACGCCGGTTATGCGCGCCATTGGGGCTGTGGTCGTCAACCAGACGGACGAGGCCTTCGAACAAGGGCAGTCGCCGGCTGGAAAGCCCTGGAAGCCGTCCGCGAGGGTCAGAGAAAAAGGCGGCCAGACCCTGATCGACTCCGCTAGGCTGCGGAACTCGATCACGTCCGCGGCCTCGGCCAAGCAGGTCGAGGTGGGCACCAATGTCATCTACGCGGCCATCCATCAACTCGGCGGGGTGATCCGTCCGAAGACCAAGAAGGCCCTGGCATTTGGCGGCATCGTGCGGAAATCGGTGACCATGCCGGCCCGGCCTTTCCTGCCAGATGAAGCATCGATCGACTGGGAAGAGATCCAGCACACCATCTGGGGGTATCTGAAATGAGCAGGCAGACCGCTGAAGACGAGATCCTCGGGCTGTTGCGCGCTGGATTGCCGGCCGCCGTGAAGGTCGGGTCCATGCCCCTGGGGCTGGATGAGGACGACGTCTACGGGTTCCCGGGCGAGGCGGTTTGGGTGGTCTACGCCGCGGGCGCATCGAAGGAAAACACCATGATGGGCGCCCATGTGCAGCCCGAAACGTGGGCCTGGGCCGTCTACGCGCTGTCCAAGCGCTACCGCTCTTCCCAGGAGCGGAAGCAGGGAGCTCTCGCGCTCCTGGAGCTGGTGGTGGGCATCCTCGCCGGAGCCATGGTCTTGGCCGCCCCGCTGACAAAAGGTCGCGACCAGGTCGCGCCGGTTGCGCCCGGCAAGGGCGTGTTCGGTTACGAAATTATCTTCACCCTGGAACAAGAACTGCGGAGGATCCCATGAGTAACCCGTTACCTCAGGCCGGCGGCAGCTATTACGCGCTGAAGGACGGCACGCTGCAAAAGGCCAAATGGCCGCAGGCGCAGCCCGCCGAAGTCGAGAAGACGCAGGCGCAGCCCGCCGAAAAACTGAACGAGACCAAGGAGGCCGGCAATGGCAAATAGATATTTCCGCAACATGGTCATCCTGGCCAAGATCCAGGAAGACGTCGGCACGTACGAGGCCCCGGCCGCGGCCACGGACGCCTTGCTCATCAGCAACGCGACCATCGGCTATGATGACCAGATCGTGGAGCGCGACTACCTGCGCGAGTTTTTCGGCGCCGCGGAGCAGCTCATCGGCGACAGCCCGGTCAATATCGAGTTCGAAGTCGAGCTGGCCGGATCCGGGGCGGCCGGAACGGCGCCGGCATGGGGCAAGCTGCTCCGCGCCTGCGCGTTCGCCGAAACGGTCTCCGCCGGCGCGCACGTGATCTACAACCCCATCACCACCGCCCAGGAGTCGCTGTCCATCCTCTACGCCGTGGATGGCGTCACGCACCGGGTCAAGGACGCCCGCGGCACGGCCACCCTGTCCATCGCCCCGGGCAGCAAGCCGTCCCTCAAGTTCAAGTTCGTCGGCATCGAGCAGGCCGACCCCGAGGCCCTGGCCAATCCGTCCGGCGTGGTCATGACTGCCTGGAAGGCACCTCTGCCCGTGGCCGCGGACAATACCGGCCACATCCTGATCGGCGGCACGTACGCTGCCGGCGTGGTGACCGGCGGGACAGCCTTGCCGTCCATCGGCGTGGATCTGGATCTGGGCGGGTCGGTTGAGTTCATGGCCCTCATGGGCTCGTCCGAGGTCGACATCACCGGCCGCGAAATCAAGGGCACGGCCAAGATGCGCCTGGAAGCGGCTACAGAGGTCACAATGTTCACCGACGCCAAGACCGTGACCACCAAGTCCGTGAGCTTCAAGCACGGCGTCGGCGCCGGGAAGATCGTGCAGTGCTACGCGCCGGCGTGCCAGTTCGGGCGCCCCAAGTACGAGAACGCCCAGGGCCGCCTGGCCGTGTCCGTGGACATGCGTCTGTGCCCCGTGTCCGGGAACGACGAACTGCTCATCATCGTGAAATAGGGGGCCTGGATGCTGAAAATCGGACAGTCTGAAGCGTTTTGGTACCCGGTAGCAGTCAAAATCCTGGACGAGAACGGCAACGAGGTGCCGTACGAGTTCAAGGCGCGATTTCGCCGTCTTTCCCGCGAGAAAATGGTCGAGGTCCAGAGCAAGAAGGACCTTGAGTTGATGCGCGAGAATCTGCTCGGCTGGAGCGGCGTCGTTGACGAAGCGGAGAACCCTCTCCCGTTCACGGAGGAAAACAGGGAGCTGGTCTTCAGCCTCTGGCCTGTTTTGCCGGCCATGGCCCGGGCGTTCGTCGAAGCCCATAGCCCCGAGGGCAGGGCAAAAAACTGATCGGGGCCGTCCGTCATCTGCTGGGCGCAGGCGACATGACCCAGGCCAAGGACAGCGCCCTTGCCCTGGGTATCCTCCTGGTGACGGACGAGCCCGACGATTACGAGGTTTGGCCGGAGTGTCTTGAGAGCGTCGACCTGTTCATGGCCTTGCGAACCCAATGGCACTTCGGCGGCCTTGGTGGCCGCGCACCTGGTCTGGATTACCAGGCCCTGAACGCGGCGATGGAGATGATGGGCGTCCTGGATCGCCCCCAGGCCTTCAGGGATATCCGGGTCATGGAGGGCGAGGCTCTCAAGATCTGGCAGGAGCGGTCTAGATAACGCCTTTCAGCCCCGCAAAAAAGACGGCCCCGAACAAGGCCGGGAAGATCCAAGCCCCGGTAACGCCGCAGAGCAAGGCCCCCACGACAACGGCGCCGGCGTAGCACAGCAACTGAAAGACCAGGCGGGAAAGCATGTCTACCTCCAGAGATCTGAAAATCAGGATAACAGCGCAGGACCAGGCAAGTCCAGCGCTGGGAAAGACCAAGGCGGGCATCGAGTCGATCTCCCGCCAGCTGGACAGCATGCGTTCCAGCGCCCTGGCCGCCTTCGGGGTGTGGACGTCGGCAAGCTC